GCGGCAAGAGCCGCAGCAGAACAACCCAGCCTCTCGGAATAGCGGGGCAGAGGATGGCGGTCACAGGGCCGCTTCAAGCCGCCGGTCCCCTCCGCGCGACTTCAGTAAAAAATCGAGGTGCCCTAGTTGTAGAGGGTGGTGCCCGCACCATCCTTCACGATGCCGCGCAGCGCGTTCATTTCCATGTACTCGCGGGTCTGGGCATGCTTGCGGCGCATGAGCGTCAGCTTGCGGTTCATCACCTCGACCAGCGGATCGGCGGCATCCGAGACGCCCAGCGCGGGCATGCCCTGGATATCGGCGGGCAGGATCACGTCGTCATGCGGGATCCACGGCAGGGCAAAGCTGCGCATCGAGCGCGCCTCACGGTTGCCGACGGTGGCGGGGGCACCGAGGGGGACCGAGGGCAGGAGGCTCAGTACGCCTTCGCGCTGTTCGATGACGATGGAGCGCTGGGTGACGCCCTCGAAGCGGAAGAGGCCGATCTGGCCGAGGCGGGTGTAGAGGTTGGGCAGGATGTTGATGGCCTGCGTCATCTCGGCGAGCGAATAGCCGCCCGCGTCGAACGGGTTGCGGGTGATGGTCATGGGGAACTCCGGGGAGAGAGGGGGCGCGCGCGAGAGCGCGATGGGGAGAACGGGCGATCCGCCGGATCAGGCGGTGTCGCGGGGCACGATGCCGAGCGCGGCCAGCTGGCCATGCTTGGTGGCGGTCTTGGGTGCGTCATCGACGGTGGCGTCAAAGACGAGTGCCGCCTTCGAGACGATGGCGGGCCCCCGCGCGACCACCACGCCGATGGCATCCGTGGCGCTGGCATCGACCGCGTAGAGCAGCACGGCGGTTGCGGTCTGCGCGCCGTCCGAGCCGCCCGAGGTGGCGAGCTTGTATTTGCCACTGGCGGTGACGCGGCCGAGCACAGCGCCGACGGGATAGTTGGTCCCTTCGAGCAGGGTGACGGTCTCGCGGTTGAAGTTCGGGTTGACCTCGTACTTGAGGACATCACCCGTCGTGGCGGGCTGGTGAAGGACGGTCATGGCGGGGTGCCTTTCTCAGGGATGCAGGGGTTGAGCCCCCCGCCGCGGGGATGCGGCGGGGGTGAGGGACGGGCGGTTTCAGGGGGGCGGTGGTGGGGGGTGTCGGTCGTCAGGCCGGGTGGCCGGATGCCGCGGCGCGCTTCGCGGCGGCGACGATGGGGCTTTCCTTCGCGAGCGGCAGGACCGGCGAGCGTGGAGCGGCGACAATGTCGCGGGCATCCGCGGCGGCGCTGGCGCGTTCGAGCACCAGGCGGCGCAGGGCCTCGGGGGTGGTGCCCTCGCGCAGCGCCTTCGCCGCGTCGATGGCGATGCCGAGACGGCCCGCCTGCGCGGCGATCTCTGCGATTTCCGCCGCCGCCTCGCGAAGCTGCGCCGAGAGCTCGGCCAGATTGCCAGCCTGCAGGGCGGTCGGCGCGGGGGCAGATGCCGTAGCACCGGATGGCTGAGTTTCAGCGGGGGAGGGCTCTGCAACGGCAGGGGGATGATCGGTGGTATCAGGTTCAGCATCGTCGATGTCCGTCACACCGATCCCGGTGTCCTGCGGGCTGTCCTCGGGGTCGTTCTGGATGGCCATGATCGCCTCCTGTCTGGGGTGGGGAAGGGACGCGCGCGTGGTGCGCATGGGAGAGAGTGTCGGGGTGCGGGACAGCATCTGCCGGAACGCCGCGAAGCCGCGCGTCAGATCGGTGACCTCGTCGGCGAGGCCAGCGGCGAGAGCATCCGCGCCACGGTAGGTCGCGGCTTCGGTCGCCAGCGCGGCCTCATGACTGATCTTTCCAGAACGCCCGGCGGCCACGGTCTCCGCGAACAGAAACCGCAGCACATCGATCTCGCGCTGAATGTCGTCGCGCGCGCCCTCGGGCAGGGGCTGATACGGATTGCCATCGACCTTGTGCAGGCCGGAATGAATCAGCGTGACACGCACCCCGTCCTGATCGAGCTGCCCGCTGAGGTCGGCATGCAGCACGACGACGCCGATGCTACCCAGCGCACCGGTGCGTGGCAGCAGGATGCGATCCGCCTGGGAGGCGAGCGCATAGCCCGCCGAGAAGGCGTGCTCGGCGACAAAGGCCCACACGGGCTTGCCGCCCCGGATGGCACGAATGCGATCTGCAAGATCGAAGACCCCCGCAACCTCGCCCCCGAAACTGTCGACTTCCAATGCCAGGCCGCGCACCGCCGGATCGCTGGCCGCCGCCTCGATCTGCGCGGCGATCCCCTCGTAGCTGGTCTGGCCCGAGGATTGGCCAATCCACCCGCCGCGATGGATCAACACGCCTGCAATCTCGACCACGGCGATGCCGTCGACGACCGGATAGGGCGCATCACCATGCTGGCGGTAGCTGTCTGCCAGGCCGCCAGCCAGCAAGCTGGCGCGAGCGGGCGAGGCGGTCGTGGCGGCGGCATCGACGACTTTAGCGGTATCGACCGTCTCGACCCGCCGCCCGAGGATGCGCGGCCCCAGACCCGACAGGAACGCCATGGCCTTGGAGGGTTCCACCAGCAGCGGAGTGTTGAAGGCGCGCGCGGCAATCCGGGCATGGAGCATCAGGGCTGGTCCTCGTCTGGGCGCGGGCGGTCCTCCGCGTCATCGGTTGTGTCGGTGTCGTCATGCCCCTCGACCGGCACTGCCTGCACGCCCTGTGCAGGCGAGCCGGGGCGGCGGAAGTCGAGGCCCAGCGCCCGTTCGCGCGCCCGCTCGGCGGCGATCTCGCGGTCGACCTGTTCGGCGTCGTAGCCGCGCTCGGCGATGGCCTGCGTCCGGGACTTGAGCCCCGCCTCGATCTGGGCGATCTCGGCATTGGCGTCCTTCAGCGGATCGACCCAGTCCCATTTGGTGGGAAGCCAGTCGGCGGTCAGCAGCCGCGCGCGGTTCGCCTCATAGCCGGGCAGGGTGAGCGCGCCCGACAGCACGGCCGCATCCATCCAGCGGGCATAGACGGGTCGGCAGAGCTGCCAGACCATCACCGAATGCTGCCAGGCCGAGACGCGGCGGCGGAACTCAATCAACGCAAGGCGCGAGTTCGAGAAGTTCCCCTTCACCATGTCATTGGCGAGATAGGGGTAGGGGATGCCAAGTGCTGCCGATATCTGCAGGAGCGTGCGGTACTGGAAGGGCTCATAGGTTGCTCCGCTGTCTGCAGGCTGGCCCACAGTCACATCCTCGCCCGGATCGAGGCGCACGATCTGCCCAGGGCTGATTTCCACCCCGTCTGGCACTTCGTCATCCTCGGCCGGTGCGAGCGGGTTCTCCGGCGCAGGCGAGGTCACAAACATCGCGTACATCGCCGCGACCTTTTTGCGGTCGAGCTCGGCATCGTCATACTGATCAAGCAGAAACAGCTTCACGATCGCCGGGGCCAGTTTCGACACGCCGCGCAGCTGGCCGCCCTCTACGGGGTCGATCACATGGATCACCTCGGCGGCCGGCACCCGTACTACCTCGCCCGCCAGCCCCGGATCGGTGCTGTCGCCGGGATGGCGGCGCAGGAAGTGATAGGCCACGCGCCGCCCGATCCTGTCGAACTCGATCCCCTGGCGGATCGCGTTGCCATTGGCCGCCGTGCCGGTCTGCTCCAGCGGCAGCATCTCGGCGGGCAGCATCTGCAGCTGCAGCGGCACCGTCAGCCCGTCGCCTGCGCGGCGCATCCGGATCCGGAAGAACACCTCGCCCGCCATGAACATCTCACGCGCGGCGCGGCGCTGCAGCCCGTAGAAGTCGGTCAGCCCTTCGGCATCGGCCTCGTCGGTCCAGGCGAGCCAGAGGCGTTGCAGTTCCTCCTTGCGCGCGGCATCCCCGATCTTGGAGATCGGCTTGATCCCGTCGCCCACAGTGTTGGCGGCCCAGCTTTCGACCGCATTCACGGCATAGCCGTTGTTGCGTACCAGCCAGCGGGCGCGGGCGGTGATGTCGGGCCCGGCGGCCGCGATCAGCGCGTTGACATGGGCGCGGGTCGCGCGGAAGCCGCGTAGGCGCCGATGATGCTGGCCGGCATCGAACCCGCCGATGAAGGCCCCGAGGCGCTGACGCCAGTTCATCACAGATCCTTCACGGCGAAGGGGCGCAAGACGCGCCGGCTGGTCCGTTCCAGCGCCGCGATGCGCCGCTCGATATCGGCAATGGCGGCGGCCAGCTCGGCGTCCGAGCCATAGTTGATGCTCTTGCCGTCGTAGCTGACCGAGCGCGTACCGCTGTAGCGCGCGGCCAGCAGCGCGCTGTGGCGGGCCTTGAGATCATCTAGCAACTGTATCTCTCAGGCCGTCGCGGCGGTCCATTTCTGACGGCTCTTGCACAGGGCGTTCGCGACGATAACGAGCTTCCTGGCAACGGCGGTGATGACGACCTTGTGCGGTTTTCCAG